ACCACTTACTGCATCCCTATGATTCGGCCATAATTTTATACGAATGGAAAAGAACAAAGAACTACTCAACCGGTCACTACATAACAGTTAACAGGGTTAATGATGGGATAATTGAACATTTCGATTCTTACGCTATTAAACCAGATGATGAACTAAAACAAATTAGTGATATGCCAGAGTCTTTTAAGAAAATGACAGGTCAAGATCAAAAATATTTATTGAACTTATACGCTCAAAGTAGAAGCCCGATATCATATAATCATTATCCACTTCAGAGTCTGTCGGACAATATTTCAACATGCGGTCGCTATTGTGTCCTTCGATCGTTATATAGACATATGCCACTAGACGAATTCGCTAAGCTATTTACAGGAAAAAGGGATAGCCCGGATGTTATAGCCGTCGAATTAACGCAACCATTAATCGATCATTTAAAATAAAATATATTATAATAATATATAACAATGAGCAATCGAAAGTCAATGATACCAATGGGTGAGGAATACATATATTATAACGCAAAGTTATATAACAACACCAACGCCCCTCTGCTTGCTTCTCTAAACGATACACGAGCCACTTCAATATTAAGAAATTGTTGTGACTACAAATGTTCTATTGTCCGCTTTAGTGTCAATGGTTCATTATTACCTTTGTTGGTTCCCAAAATGTTATCTACCGTTTCCCCTCCATATATCACAAATTACTCTGTCACTCTGTCGTTTGGTGGATTTTCTTTTGTTTCTCCTGTGGTTTTTACAGCACCAACGAATAATCAAATTCGATTCGGTTATTACTATTTTAATGCATTCATTGATGATTTGAATACTGCTTTTCAATCGGCATATACTGGATTGGCTGGATTAATTGGCTTACCAGCCCCTGACGCTCCGGTTATGGTTTGGAATCCTCAAACTCAACTGTTTTCGTTGTTTTTCAACGAGGCATATATAACAAACAATATAGTAATATCAATGAACTATGATTTATTTAACCTATTTCAAAGCTTCCAAACATCTTTCAATGGTTATTTTTCGCCTTTCGGACGTGATAATGACCTGATAATCAACAACAATAACGTAATAGGGGCACCATTCACTGCTGGATCTGTATCTCTACAGGCTTCTACGCTAACGGCTCCATTCGTGGCACTACAACAAGAATTTTCGTCTCTTACTAACTGGTCGCCAGTGGCTAGTTTTTATTTTACATCATACCAAATCCCTATCAGAAATGAAAATTTGCCTATCACTGCCTCTAATAACCAGTCTTCAATCGTAAATAACAATTCATTACCAATCATAACCGACTTTGAACCTATTTTGGGTACTGACTCAGAATTTAACAGAGGCCAAACGCAGTATTTGCCATCCGCAGAATATAGATATGTATCAATGCAAAGTGATGTGAACCTCAGCACTATAGATTTACAATGTTATTGGACTAACAAACAGGGTGAATCCTTCCCATTGCTCATTGACCTTGGATATTACATTTCAGTTAAAATTTTATTTGAAATGAAAACTAATTTATAGAAAAAATTTTTATATATAGTATAGTATATATACAAAAATGTTGAACTCGTCCGAAGAAATCAAATTCGTTAAAGTTATAGCCCCAGCTGTTAATATTAATGCACTGGGCAATAAGCAATATGCAATTTTGGATGGTCCATCTGAGAACACTTTCCAACAGCAAATTTCCACCTCATTCTCCAACAACACGATTAACATTGAGGCCAATCCGCCAAACGGTATGACTTACATTAATCGTTATACTCCAGTCGAAGTGACTTTCGAAATAACCTTCACTGGCACTTCCGCTGGTGTAGGCATTCCTCTACTTCAAGCTCCTTTCTTAACTCATGCGCCCGGTGTGTTAGTAGGGGCTGGGGCTTATGACTGTCCACGAAGCTATCCTCTAATGAACGCCACCAACTCCCTTCAGTTAAAGATTGGCGATGCTACTATTTCCCAAAATATCAATCAATTCTATAGAAATTTTAACCATTACTATAATTTTAACCAGAACCGCACTGGTTATGAATCTACAACTCCCAATCAGTTAGACCCTTCATGGTCTTACAGCAACACATTTGGCACTGTTCAGAGTCCGATGAATGGTCCCTATGACTGCCCAGATGGCACCGAATGCCCCAGAGGCGGTTATGTCGATGCTCTTGTCGTCCGAAATGACGCCACAGGAACACCAGCAGACGTCGCAGTTGTCCGAATGACTGTAAGAGAGCCAATTCTTATCAGCCCTTGGTTAGCTGACGGCAAAGATGCATTTAACAGTGTGGATTTCATAGGAATTCAGACCTTTAACCTAATCTTTAACCTTGGCGGTCGTGGCGTAGGACCGACGGCCGGTTTAGTAGGGGCTCTTTGGTCTCACAACCCAGACAGTCCTTCTACAATCAGCGGTGGCTCTGTCAATGTATTAAATGCTAAATTACTATCTAACTACAAAACCCCTGACCCAACGCAGATTCTCAACTCTCAAGCTGGTTTTACATACTCATATTTTGAGCCTCAGCTATACCCAACAACTGTTCAAAATCCGCTGAATCCAGGAGATAGCACAACTATTGTAATGAATAACATTCAGCTTGGCTCTGTTCCAAATCTGCTATACATCTCAGTTCAAGAGTCTGATCAATTCTTTAACTTCACCAAAACGGACACGTTCTATGTAATTGAAAATATCAACATCACATTTGACAACAGGTCGTCTCTATTAGCAACCATGAGTCCTATTGACTTGTTTAATATGTCAAAGAAAAATGGATCTGTCCAGTCGTGGCGTCAATTTTCTAAAGACCAAGGTTCTATAATTTGTATTATGTTCGGGTCCGACTTAGCTCTGGGTAGTACTTTGACCGCGGGGGTAGTGGGAAATTTCAGTCTAAACATGAAAGTCACATTTAGAAACCAAACCAACGCCGTTGTTCCATCCTACACACTGAATGCAGTTGTGATCCAAGAAGGCGTCATGACAATCTCTGAAAACAGATGCTATAGAACTATTGGGCCAATCAGCCGCTCGGATGTTTTGGCTTCTAAGAATGGTCCTGTTGCACCATATCACCACCCAACTAACTTCTATGGTGGAAACTTCCTTGACAAGCTCAAGAAACTATTTGGACGCCTTGCGCCTGTCCTTCGCACTGGTCTAAATGTAGCCCAGCGTGTAGCACCAGAATTTGCCCCTCAGTTTGTCCCCGGCTTACAATTGGCGTCTGATGCTCTGAAACTAACTGGCAATGGTCTAGTTGGTGGACGCCGCCGAGGTCGCAAAGTCCGAGGTGGTGAAATGATGTCTAAAGCCGATTTATACGAATTGATGTAATAAAATAAAATATATAGTTATTATATAATGAATTTACAATTGCTTAATAATGGCACCCCTTCGCAAAAATCATGGTTAAATCCTGTATGTTATAGCATAACATGTAATGAACTTATAACTGCTCCATCTCCTGTATCAATTTCTATTTTTAATATATATCGTACGGCTGGTGTGGCTATCCCTCCTGCTTTTGTTACTGCTCCTTGTAATTTAATTGGCATACCCAATTTAGATATGGATATTGGGACTAATGTTTATACTGCCCGCCGTGATTGTTATTTATCTATAAATTATAGCATGATAGTTAGCTGGCAACCAACAGCAACCGCTATTATATGCGCTCTTTTCTTTAAAGTGAATGCAACACAGTCATATATCTTTACCAATTACCGTAATGATAATTTAGGCGGAAGTATAGGCTCAATTCCTATTCAAGCTAACGGTATATTGAAATTGAATGCAGGCGATACAGTCAGCATTGAATTTAATTTTAATGGCGTTGGTACTGGTTTTAGTTATAGCAGCGTTTCTTATAGTGGACAACTAATTTGAAATAAAAAATATATAGTAATAATATATATAATGAATTTACAACTTTTAAACAATGGGACGCCAGCTGAAAAAAGCTGGCTCAATCCAGTCTGTAATAATCTGACCTGCAACGTCTTAACTTCGCCGCAAATCGACGGCATTAATATAACCCCTACGATTGAACCCACAATAAAATTATTTAAACTTGGTACTCCTATTGGGTCTAACTTACCACTTGGTACTACTACATCACCAGCTAATACTATATTTATAAATAATCCGTATATTGTTATAGGTCCGCTTGTTAGAAATGGATATGTAGCAGATTTCGACCAATTCCTACAGATTACCATATCTTATATAATATCATCTCCAATATTGGCAGGTAGTGGTCAAAGTAATGTTAATATCCTTCAAAATGCGGCTCTTACTTCAATTGTGTCCAGAATATCCATAACTTCGGCTGGGGTTGAACAATACTCCGTGTGTTGTTCGGGTGTTCTCAAACTTACTGCAGGTGATGAAATAACTATTGATTTTATTAATACTGGTTTTGGGGCTGGTTGGACATATCAGGATTTTTCATTTTCTGGTGTTGTCCTTTAAATGATTAAATTAAGATGATTAACCATCTCGATTTAATAATTTTATTCCCGGGTTAGTTGCGGCGGCTCTTCTGGTAGGTCTTCAATTAGTGTTGAAGCCTGCTTTTCTGTCCATGACGCCCATTGTAAAGAATATAATAAGAATGTTTCATACCCTTTATCATAGAATGATTTGTGGACATAATATATATCATCTTCTTCTTTAACGCAAAATAACCCCGTTTCCTTTGGTATCTCTTCAACTAATTTAATCTGTTCTTTTTCAAAATATTTTTTTAATTTAGTGTCAATCTCGTCTGGGGCGGCAGCTGTTATCAGTTCTGTTCGATTAGTGTTGTATGTCTTAATTAAGAAATCCATTTTATAATATAATACTATATATTATTTTTTAAATAATAACACATTAAACAGAAATGCTTAGCCATCCTAGTGAATACTGATATTCATTTATATAAATGCTACTATCAGCATCAAAATAAGTTGTATAAACTTTGTGTATTCCTCCGACTTCAACACAATACAACCCGGTACTACTTGGAAGCGATGCAACCGCTGCAATCTTATTGGTAACTAAATAATTTAGTAATGTGGGCTTTCTATTGACCTTATTACAATATGCCACTACGGTATTTGCATCTGAATAGTCATATTGAAGCAATGCAGAATCTATTGGCAAACTCATTCTTATATATTATATACAATATAAAAAAATCTTTAATAAATTTTTTGAATAACTCCAAAGTTCGTTGTAATCGTATTATCTATAGAGGCAATGCCCCATTGAGCCGTAAAATTTAATGTATTAGAAACGGTTGCGTTAAAAGTATTATTTGATTGCTGAGATGTAAAACCCCTAGCATCATTACCAGCATTATATGAAAAATTAAAATTAGTCACCATAACAGTCCCACCCATATATGCAAAGGTCGCCTCAACATTCCACGGTGTTGCCAGTATTACACGATTGCTAAAAACCAACAAACCGCTATCAAATAACACTCCGCTATTTCTCAATCTAAATCGTATACTTATATTGTTTGCGCTTGTTCTAAATAATCCCCCAGTGGTATATCGAAAGGTCATTCCAGGCGTGAAAAAATTTGGTCCAACTGTCAATGTACTTGTAGGTGTTCCTCCTCCTATTATTGTTGTTTCAGCTAAAGTATTTACGACTGTTTGGTCTACTATTTGCGAGAATATGCTATATACTTGTGGACGATTCCATACGGTTGTTGTCCCGGGTCCTCTAGTAAGAACCTCCCCATCCACACCAGCATTAGTTGGTAGTGTATAATTTCCATTTACATTAACATTAACAAATTGAACTGAATTCGATGTGTTTAAATTTTGATTAAATGGATTTAATGCAATAGGCGTTTGCCATGTAGCAGTTCCTGCGAAATCGGTTGAAGTTAACACCTGACCTGGCGATTTAAATGCTTGAATATCAAGAATTAGTTTTCCTGCTGGATAATCTGTTTGAACGTTAATATTTTGACTATCGCAATTTATGAAACTATTTGGATCTCCGCTATCTTGTATTTTTACTGGATATCGCCATAATGCTTGCCCTGCTCCATTAGCCGTTAATACTTGATTTGATACTCCGTCTGCTAATGGCATAGTATAAGCATTATTTATAACTACACCATTTACATCAACCCTCAATCTTTCTATTCCCGTTGGATCTCTAAATGCTTGTCCTGTTGTATCCAATACTTCCCGATCAATACGCCCGCTTCCGTTAGATAATGCGGTTATTATATTTGATCCAGTCATAATATATGATGAATTTGCCGCATTACCATACATTGCAAGTGAATTTGGGCGACATTCAATAATGCCATTGTTAGCAGCAAAGCATCCCAGCGTAAATGTATTATCATTATTTAATTCTAACAATGAACCCGCAGGTCCAACTACTGCATCTTTGCTATATAATGCCGTTTTTGCATTATCAATAACCTCTCTATCAATACTATCAACATCAAGTTTTATCTCTGATGATCCGTTTATTATTTGTGTTGTAGGTGTTATAATGTTTAGTGTTGGGTCTGAGGTGTCAATTGCTCCAACATTTCGTAATAAATTTAAATTCATATCTATATTGCCTACTGCTGACAGCCCACCGCCACCAATTCCAATATCATTGCATGTAATGCTTGAAGATAAATCATTTGATTCGATTTTATTTGATATTGTGACGAAAGGTATTGTCGGTGTGATGCTATTGCATTTAATATCATAGCAGACTGGATTAAGCCATTTCTTTTCATCTGGCGAACTACCATTATTTAATAATTGTAAATTCATTATATACTATATATTATATAATAAATTTTTAATGTATTATTCTATGGCTGATTATGACCTGATAGCTTTCGAGAAAAGCCATCTACCTAAGAAGAAATACAATGCTATACTTGCTAACAAAAAGACTGGTCGAGAGGTAAGGATTCCGTTTGGAGCTAAAAATTATTATCAGTATGAGGATTCAACAGGATTAAATTTATATAAAAAATTTAATCATTATGACCCAGAGAGACGAAGACGTTTTCAAAAGCGTCATGAAGGATTTTTACGAAAAGGGATGTATAGTCCATCTTACTTTTCATTTTTCTATTTGTGGTAGGATAAATGCTTTTTTGTTGTGAAGTGTTTATTTTTGTTTAGCCAATTTATGACCGAACCGCAAACGCAATAAAATTTTCTATATTTCATTTTTGTTAATATGTGTTTAAACTTTAAGTGATTTTATTCGCTGTCGCTGTCGGTATCTGTAATATCTGGTGATTCGATATATTTTCGAACTCTATACTTATATCTACGAAACAATGCTTCCCTAAAATTATCTATTTCTAATTTTTGGAAGTCTTCGTCTTCGTCAATATCGTATCCTGAAAGTAAACAGGTTTCATTTTCAGCAACAAAAATCATAAACGAAAGGCAATCATTAAACATTGATTTATAATGCATTTCTAAAATCAGATTTGAAACGTCGGTTGGAAAATATTTATTAAGTTCGGCTTGCATTTTATAATACTAAGTGTTTAAACTTTAAGTGATTAATAATTTAAATTTTCGTTATTAAATCTATTTTCGTAAATATAAAACATTTTATTATGAAAATGTTTTATGAAATAAGACTCGCTTTCGTCTGGATCAAATATATGTCTAATCCAGTCCATTTCATTCATCATAAATCCCAATGAACGCTGAAATATTGCTTTATAATGCATTTTTAAAATCAGATTTGTGATGTCGGTTGGAAAATATTTATTAAGTTCGGCTTGCATTCTTTATAAATACATTAAACGCCAATTCTTTAAGCCTTTTTAAGAGCGTGTGCCAATTTTGAAATGTTTTGGGAAATTTGAGATTGAATTTTTGTTGGCCAGAGCGTGAGACGTGAAATTTGATTTTTGGGGGTGTCCGTTGATTTCGGAAATTTCTCGTCTTTTCGTCTTTG